GATGATTAAACAGGTTTTCCAGTATGAATTTATCCCGTCAGGAACAACGTACCTTACACGTTCTCGCCAAAGGTGGCCGTATTGTGCACGTCCGCGATACGTCCGGCCGCGTCACCGCCGTGGAATGCTACAGCCGCGAAGGGCTCCTGCTGTCTGATTGCACGCTCGCCGTCTTTAAAAAACTCAAAACTAAAAAGCTGATCAAATCCGTTAAGGGTCAGCCCTACCGCATCAATACCACCGGGCTGAACAACGTTCGTGCTCAGCCTGACAATCGTTAAGGAGAGGAATATGGATATCCCACGTATTTTTACCGTCAGCGAAAGCGAACACCGCATTCATAACCCCTTTACGCCAGAAAAGTACGCCACGCTGGGCCGCGTGTTACGCATGAAGCCAGACACGCGCATTCTCGATCTCGGCAGCGGATCGGGAGAGATGCTTTGCTCATGGGCACGCGACCACGGAATTACCGGCACCGGCATCGACATGAGCCCGCTCTTTACTACGCAGGCCAAACTGCGCGCAGAGGAACTGGACGTTGCCGAACGCGTTCAATTTATTCATAACGACGCGGCAGGTTACGTTGCGGATGAAAAATGTGACGTGGCGGCGTGTATTGGCGCCACATGGATTGCAGGTGGCGTCGCCGGAACGATGAGCCTGCTGGCACAAAGCCTTAAGCGCGGGGGAATCATGCTCATCGGCGAACCTTACTGGCGGCGGCTTCCCGCAACGGATGAGGTGGCTCGGGCCTGTGGCGCCTCGTCCATCGCAGACTTTCTCACCCTGCCCGACCTCGTCGCCTCTTTCGATCGGCAAGGCTATGACCTGGTGGAAATGGTGCTGGCCGACCAGGAAGGCTGGGACCGATACGAAGCCGCGAAATGGATGACGCTGAGTCGCTGGCTGGAGCAACACCCTGACGATGACTTTGCGCAGGAGGTGCGAGCGGAGCTGAAAAGCGCGCCTGAACGCCATGTGACCTACACGCGGGAATACCTCGGCTGGGGCGTGTTTGCGTTAATGGCACGACAGGAGGACGTTTGCGGTACCGCCTAAAGGGGAAACCGGATCACACAGAGTATAAATCGTTGTCGAAACCCGTGGGGTAATAGTCTGATGGCCTGTTTATGCAGAAGCCTGAAGAAACAGTGGATGACCAATTTTCGTTGTCCAGGATATTGCCTCACTTTCGCCTGCCCTTACCGCCCCCTCCGGGGCGGTAAGGCTTTTTTGCCTTGTGAAACGCCCTGACTGGTCAACTCCTGGTTCCCAGTTCTGAACGAATGAGGCATTACAAGTTGGTAGTCGAATGATAAGGTAGATTTCCCTCTCTCTACCGGGATGAAGCCAACGTGAGTATTTCAGACAACTATGAATGGTATAAGAATGACTACCTGGTGAGTACAGACAGAGAAAAGCTGGACGTGCAGGCCATCCATGAATATCTGACGAGATCAACCTGGGCAAAAGGTATTCGCCTGGACATAGTCTCTTCCTCAATAGAAAACAGCCTTAATTTTGGCGTTTACCATAATGGAAACCAGATTGGTTTCGCGCGTCTGATAACGGATTATGCAACCTTCGCCTACCTTTGCGATGTTTATATACTTGAAGACTATCAGGGTGAGGGGCTTGGAAGATGGGTTATGGAATGCATTCACAGTCACCCCGTGTTTGAGCCGCTTCGCAGGATCATGTTATTTACTACCACCGCGCCCTGGCTTTATGAGAAATTTGGCTACGAGCCCGTTAACAGGGAAAACTATGCCTGGACGATTACGCGGCCTGATATTTATACGGGTGGGGAAAAACAGGGTTGAGATTAGTTGATCGCTACAGAATTAAAAAGACCATGTGTAGCTGGTCTTAAGTTTGGTGAGTATCTTCTATTGAATCGCCACGGATACTCTATGAATATAGTAAGGCTTCCTGAACCACCTAAAGTTAACGTTTGGCAAGGTGCTCAAGTGGCAGCACGGAGTTGCGCTGCATGGGGATCTTCTTGTGCCGAGCCTTTCGGCGGTTTAACTTCTTTTTGTTCTCAGCCATCCTCAAGGTGATATATGGAAACAATAGTCACTATGAGGTATCAATGTACTGGTGAATTGAAGAAGTAAGCTCCGGGGGGTCATGTCCCCTTATTTTTTGGGATACGAAAAATTCAGCAGTAGCTAAATGTCAGACTGACTTATCGTTGTACACTCTCCAAAACAAGGATAAAATCAAGATAATTCTTAAATAAATGGAATGGCGCATATGGTTAAGAAAATCACTTTACTGAGCTTGTCGGCTCTTTTTGCTACACAAGTTGCCTTCGCTGAGACTTCAAGCAATTGGATTGAAGTTACAACGAATAAAGATGGCGCTTTTTTAGTCAAAAAAGGCACATTCAGAAATGTAAAAGGTGATTCATCTGCTTTGTTCATGTATGAAAAAACAGATAAAAAAGTTGAATATTACAAAATTAGTATGAAAAACACAGATTGTGATAATGGATATGGTGAAATAAAATTTTTCTATATGGATGGAAGTTTGGCTTTTAAAGGTGATTACGTGGCTGATGGGACCAGTGTTGGGGCTGGTCTTGGTGATTTCATCTGTGGTGTAAGAATCGCGGCTGACGCACAAAAAAGTTGAGGAAGGGGGGCATATGCTAAAAGCAACAGACCCTTCACCCTTAGGTAAATTTCCTCGCTTCTCTGTAGCCAGCTTAATTTCAGCTTCTTTGACTTTCATGCGCCCTAACCATGATTTGCCCTCCGGTGTTGCCAGAAATTTACGGGTGTGAATTTTGCGGTTGTTGCGTTTTGTAACTGATTTTTGGTTAGCTTTTTTACATGCTCCCCCCTACGCTGAATATGCCAGGGCTCAACGTAAAGCTGAGAGAAATTACAATGAAAGTCATAATGGTGTAGATCATTATTGTTAGGCACATAAGAAAAGACGGTGCGTAGCGCTTCCGAAGAGAGGATAACCCCTTAGCACTAACTCTTTCCAGGTGAGCGTTATGCTCCGGCTATCTAAACCATGGCAGAGCCAGTTTCTTTTCCGATCCGGTTAGTCTGCCCAACATTACGCTGTTTTATCCTCCCCCACATCATCTCGACGTGTAGCATTATTGAGCACCGCGCGAAGCGCGGAACGTATACCCAAGGGTTCAAGTGATGTGTTTAGAGAGTTCAGCAACTCTTTCAGCTTCTGGGACTGGTAGCTGCCAGGTCAAAACATTGTACTCGACTTGAGCCAATACAACACAAAGGCGTCTATCAAGGATGATAATGAAAGATAGAACCCTGTATATTTTTTGACGCTAACTGATTGATTTTATTAGATGGTGCCGATAATAGGAGTAAAACACAGCAAATAACAACATGTATTTACTGTGTTTTGTTTTTAATAAATCCCTAGATACCCGAATTGATACCCATTTTGATTTCGCTCCCGATTGAGGAACAAAACGGGCTATTCCGTAGCCCTGTACCAAGCTTGCCAACGATATTTATCCAGCCGTAACTGGCGCAGGCATTCCGCTGTTTCGATGTCCGCCTGCAGGTCTTCGTCGCTGTCTGTTCCAGCTTTACTCGCTCCCTTGCACGGTTCCTGCATCAAATCCGCTGATGGAGTTGGCCGCATCGAGGGCTCGCTGCCGCAGCTGCACAGCGTGATCGTCAAAATCGCACTTAATATGATTCGGGTCGTTAACATATTTCACCACGTCTCGGTAAATGGTCCGGTAAATCACCTTCCCTTCTGCGCTGGCCGCTGCCGCTTTCTGCTCTCCGGTGGCGACTGCTTTCTCCGCCTTTTTGTTCTTTGCTGTATGCTCGCTGTTTACCTTGTCGCTGTGCGCATACCAGCCTTTCAGATAACTCGCGTAAAAGGTAACACCGAAAAGCGCCAGCAGAACGCCCAGCGCTAACAGCTTTGCTTTAATGGTCACTGGTCTATCCCCCAGCACGTCAGTGCGCTTTCCTGATCCCGGCGCTCGACCTGACCATAGCAACCGTTCTTCTGGCCTTTGGTCAGTCTGCAATCGCGGCCGCCGTCTTTAATCCACCAGCGGATCGCTTCGCATGCACCTTTGCGGTCACCAGCATTGATGCGCTTATAAAACGTTGAGGGGAAACAATTACTGGGCCCGATGTTATAAGGGCAGAACGAAGCAATACCTGCTTTCTGCGGCTCGGTCAGTGGTACCTTGATATTGCGCTCCACCCACGCAAGAGCCTTATCCCGTTCGATGGCGTTCACCTGATCGCATTTCGCCTGCGTCAGCTTCATGCCCTGCACTACCGGTTTACCATCCACCATTGTGGCGCCACGGCAAATTGTCCAGATCCCGCCGCCGTCTTTGTACGCTGTGAGGCTGTTGCCCTCTTTCTCATTCAGGAACTGATCGAGGATGACCGACGCCGGAGCGCCGGCAAGCACCAGACCCAGAACAGCGGCGCTGAGTTTAGTCTTGCTGGTAGCCATTGTCCCGAGCCTCTTTGCGACGATCGTCTTTAATTTTGAAATAAAGGTTTGTCAGATAAGTCAGCAGACCAAAGAGAATACTGGCGAGAACGCCAATTGCAGCCCACTGGCTGGGACTGACTTTATCGAGGAGTTGCAAAAGCCAGTAGCCAAAACTGCCAATAGATGTGCCGTAGGAAAGTCCCGCCGCCACGTCTGAAACGTTATTCATCCTCATGCCTCACCCCCGGTGGGGAAAATCGTATCGTGGGACGAGGGTAAGCGCGCAGGTCGGTCGGAATCCCGACCATATAGAGGAGGTCGATAAGGTTGACAACAAGTGCTAAACTTCTTGGCTTTCAGAATTGACTGATTTTTATAATGTTAAAGCTATTTAGTAGATATGTTTCCGTAGGCGTGCTCAACACAGCCTTACACTGGCTGTGCTTTGGCGCTCTGCTTCATTTCTTTGGGGTTAGCCAGGCGATTGCTAATGTTCTGGCATTCTGCATTGCAGTAACGTTTAGTTTTTTCGCGAACGCGAAATGGACGTTCAAATCACGGGCTACTTCTGGGCGTTATCTCGCCTTCGTGTTATTCATGGGTATTATGGCAGGCCTGACTGGATACCTCGCTGATAGTGTTGGTGCACCTCCCATTGTTACTCTGTTAGCATTTTCCGGCTTTAGCCTGGTTGCCGGGTTCATCTACTCAAAATTCATTGTCTTTAGGGATGCGAAATGAAAATTTCTCTGGTCGTTCCGGTATTTAATGAAGAGGAAGCAATTCCAATCTTCTATAAAACCGTGCGGGAGTTTGAAGGGCTTATGCAGCATGAAGTTGAAATAGTCTTCGTAAACGACGGCAGTAAAGATGCGACAGAATCAATCATAAATGCGCTCGCTGTGGCCGACCCGCTTGTGGTTCCGCTGTCATTTACACGCAACTTCGGTAAAGAGCCTGCTCTTTTTGCAGGGCTTGATCATGCGACAGGAGACGCAATTATACCGATTGACGTCGACCTGCAAGACCCTATCGAGGTTATTCCTCACCTGATAGAGAAGTGGCAAACCGGGGCTGATATGGTCCTTGCTAAACGTTCTGACCGCTCTACTGATGGACGACTCAAACGCAAGACCGCTGAGTGGTTCTACAAGCTGCACAACAAAATCAGTAACCCGCAGATCGAGGAAAACGTTGGCGACTTCCGCCTGATGTCCCGGGATGTGGTTGAAAACATTAAGCTAATGCCAGAACGCAACCTTTTTATGAAAGGCGTTTTGAGTTGGGTTGGCGGCCGCACTGATGTTGTTGAATATGCCCGCGCAGAACGTGTTGCCGGGGATTCTAAGTTCAATGGATGGAAGCTGTGGAATCTTGCATTAGAGGGCATAACCAGTTTCTCAACCTTCCCCTTGCGCATGTGGACGTATATTGGCGTGTTCGTCGCTGGCATGGCCTTTGCCTATGGCGCATGGATGATCGTCGACACGTTAGCGTTCGGCAATCCAGTTCGCGGCTATCCATCAATGCTGGTTTCAATACTTTTCCTCGGCGGAGTTCAGTTGATAGGAATAGGAGTTCTTGGGGAATATATTGGCAGGATTTATGTTGAAGTTAAGGGAAGACCTCGATACATCATTAAGAAATAAAAATTATTTATTATAGGGTAAGGTAAATGATCAAATCAGAAAACAATATGAGCGTTAGTCTTAAGCCGATAATGATTATTTTTGGCTTAATTTTGTTATGTTATTACAATGTGTTATCTACAAACTATTATTACATTGATGACTTAGGGCGCTCCCTTGAGGGTTATTCTGAATGGTCACGCAATGGCAGACCCCTAGCTGATCTGTTTTTTTATGTGATAAGCTTTGGCGCACCGTTGCCTGATATATCTCCGCTTCCTCAAATATTAGGAATTGCGTTGTTATCATTAGGGGCATATCTGACAGGAAAGACATATTTATGGCAGTCTGAAGGGGTGAACTGGTTAAGCTTTATACTATGCCTACCACTGGCGATTAGCCCTTTTTATTTTGAGAATATGTCATACAAATATGACGCATTCACAATGTCACTTTCTGTTCTTTGTGCGATGCTTCCTTTTGTTGTTAGAATAAATGGGTCAGTAAAATTTTTAACGGCAAGTATTGCTTCAATTCTTTTATCACTGTGTTTATATCAAGCCTCTTTAAATATTTATATAATTTACACAATGCTTTATGTATTAAATAAGTTTAGAGAAGGTAAGGATTTTGATGGTTTCAAAGCTATAGGGCTATCAATTACGGGGTTGTTAATAGGTTATATTATCTATTCTTTGTTAATTTCACCTAACTTTATTGAGGGTGATTACAATTTACAACATAGCCAGATAAGTTCGTTTGAATTAAATTCCTTGAGGGATGCTATTTTTGGCAACTTCAAGGTATTCTATTATGTGCTTAGTTCTTCTATGAGCACAACAATGTTAGCCCTGACATTGGTTACCACCTGCATGGCTTTAATTGGTGCAGTTAGACTGTGTCGTGAAAAGTCAGAGTCTACAGGCATCATAAAATTATTACGCAATTCTATTATTTTAGTATCACCATTCCTAGTCTTGCTGATGATTGCTGGACCTATGCTATTGCTGAAATCAGCGGTGGTTTCCGCTAGGGTTTTCGTTGCATTCGGAGCAATACTTGTATTTTATAATATCCTTGCATGCTGGACGCTTGGCTTACGCTCCAAGATAATGTGGTCCTTATCAATCCTGTACTTTTTCTATATGCTTGGGGCAGCATTTAGTTATGGAAATGCGTTAGAAAACCAGGAGAAATACGATAACGAAGTTATTACCACAATAATTAGTGATTTGAACAGCAACAATCTTGCGAACGCTAAGCATATATCTTTTATCGGGATGCTTCCGATTTCACCAGAGGGTCGCTTAGCCATTAAAAAATATCCGTTCTTAGCTCATCTTATCCACCCAACCATTAACGGAAGATGGTCGTGGGGATTGAGGCACATTAAGCATTTTGACATGAAGCACGATTTTAACTCAGGTGAGTATCATTCAGCGTTAAAGGACAACTTGTGTGTATATACCTCGATAACAAACGGGGTGGTTTTTAATTCATATTATGACAGGGAAAGCGACAGCGTGATCTATGACTTTACAAAAAGGTCATGCAAATAATTCTTAGTGATTTATAAAAAAGGCGGCCTGCATTAGGCCGCAATTCCGTTAGAACGCTATATTATCCAAGAGGTAAGCAGATGTTGCGCTACTGCTGCTCACTCCGCCTGCAAGTGAGCGCCATCTGGTATGTTTAACGCTATGACCAGCACCACCGGCAAGCAGAACCGCGCCGCCTGTAGAGTTTCCGTACACAATAACATCTGATATTGATACGCGGTTAGAGTCGTTTTCCACTGTAACGCCATAGTTAGCCCCTCCGGACATATCAATATTTTGAAGTCTGCCGCCGCGAACCTGAATCTGGTCTCCTTTCTTGATGTAAATCCCGGCTGCCTTGGCATAACGACAACCGCAATTATCCAGAAATGCACCATCTATCCCCTCGATTCTGAATGGATATGTAAACGTACTCAGGCTGTAACTGCTAACGCTATCCACGAAGCAGTTAACAAGGTAAATATCGAATACACCGGTAAGAGCACCTGTGTTACGAATACTGAACCCTTCATAAATCGGGTTGGTCACTCTCATGTTCGTAATCCTGACATTCCTTACGATACCATCAGCCTGGATATTGCCGTCCATAACAATACGGACTCCACGGTCGCAGTCCCTGGCAATCACGTTGTCGATTACATAGCTATCGCAGTCGATATCCCCGATGAATATGGCGTCCTTGCAGTTATTGCATCGATAGTTTGTAATCTGCATTCCAGTGCTTGAGCCGCAGTCAAAGCCGTTATCAGCAAATCCATCCACCCAGCAGTTATCTACCTTAAGGCTATCCTGGCGGTTTGCACTGATACCCTGAGCATCCGTGAATGTTGGGTGAGTGCGACCGCTGCCGTAAATATGGCAATTTTGCAAAAGGTTATTCACGGCACGCGCCTTATCAGCTAAGCTCGTGTCCATTCGAATATAAATGCCCCAGTTGCATTCGGTCATAATAAGGCCGTCGAATGTGAAGTTGTTAACACCGTCGGCAATAACAGTGCAACGGTCATTAGCTATACCGGTGTTACCGCAGCGAATGAATCGGCAATTCCTTATAGCACCATAGCGGGCAAAGATACGGTTGGTATAATCGCCAGAGATTCGAATGGCAGCGCCGCCAATATATTTGAATTCACATTTCTCAATGTACCCGCCGTCCCTTGTGTTAGAGCCTTCCCAAATAATACAAGAGCCAGTAGTACCGCCACCGCCATCCCAGCTTAAACTACGATGCATGTGCCCTGCGTTTTTCATACGCATCATAGGCTGAGCACCCAAAGCTGTAAGGTACTTGAACTTAGCGTTAGTAAAGAGAGTAGGTATGGTCTGTTCTTGGAGAATAGTTCCACCTACGCCGTAGGTTAAACCCAGGCCATCACATTGATATACGCACGCTTTGAGTGCTGCGTTAATTTTTGCACTATCATCCGTGATCCCATCGCCAACGGCACCAAACATTAATGGGTTTGTTGGTTCTGCATTTAAACGCAACCATGCAGCGCCGCCTGTGGTTTTAATGATGGTGCCGTTATTATCGGTGTATGAAGACCCTGCAAGGACGGCGCGAAACTCCCCTCCTCCTTTGCGAGTTCCTGACGTGTGCTCCCTAACCGTAATACGCTGCTTGTCGAAAGATGGCTCGATTGTCCGTAGCGTTGCAATGTCTGGGCACTCCCCGATGTACTTTTCGCCATCGGGTTTAGCCAGTTCTATCATTACATCAGATGCCGACCCGGAAGCAGGTAGAACAACGATCGGCTGCCCTTCCGCGTTAAACGCCAGAAGCTTGTTTGCGCGCTGATCAACAGGAGGCAGAATGGAGACTGAAGACTCAGGAACACGCAGCGTACGCACCAGGCTGACATTATCGACATAGTTCTTTGTCGCCGCGTCCTGCGCATTTACCGGGTCGCCAAGATTGGCAATCCGGTATCCTTCTGCGTTGAACGGACCACCAAATAGCGGACGGCGCAGCGCAAGACCGAGATATATAAAGGCACGCTGTATTGCCATCCAGAGGCGGTCGAAATCCTTATTCACTGTGTCTGCCAGCAGATCGCCGTTGTCCTGGTAATCCGTTAACCGATAGGTAGGAACAACGCGTTCCAGCATGACCACTGCGCCACTTGCAGGTGGGGTAACGAAAACCACGTCACCCCCGCCGACGTTACCGACACCTGATACGGAATAGCCGCTGGTAACGACGGTACCGTTGATTGATACCTGAATATCACCGGCGTTGATGATATAGAACTCAAAGGGAAAAACAGTCGTCAGACCGTTGGCGTTATAAATAATATAGGGAGTCTGGTTGGGTACCGACATGATGCGAAACCTCTGGCAGGTTAGTAATCGACGTCGACCAGATGATCTCCGTCACTTAACTGCCAATCTTCGCGCGCATGTCCGGTCGGAATCCCGACTACTTTTCCGATGCGTACAGGGGTCTGACTTATCGCGCCGGCGCCAGAGTCGATAAAGTCGTCCGGCTGGTTGGTCAGCGCCGGGTTGAAGTCGCGCATCTGGTCGTATACCGGGCCGTCGAGCACATCGGTATGTGCCCACAGGAACCGAGACGACAGCGGTGCTTCAAATGCATCGAGGATGCGTTTCTGCTTGTTAGTGATGCTGAATTCTTCGCGCACGCCGCACCCGGTACCCTTGAGCGCCTGACGCAGCAATTTACCCGCGAAGCTGCCCGGACCGTTGACTTCGACACATACCACCGGGATCTGATATTTGAGTACCAGCTCTTTAATCTGCGCCACCTGCCCGCCTGTTATTTTGTCGTTGTCATCGAATTCCGCCAGCTCTCCGGTAAGTTCCTGGCAAATGTGCCAGTACAGGTGTCCACGCGCATCGGTAAGCATCAGAGAGAACGCCGAAGCATCAGCCTTAACTTTACCTGTGGCCACATCCCACCAGGCGACAGCGCCAACGATTTGCACGTTACCCAGCCAGAGCGAGGCCGTACGGTTCGCATAGCGGATCTGCGGATGGATGTTGTACTCACGGATACGGTCAGGATCGAGACGAACGTCGCCAACGGGTTTACTGTGCAGCTGATACTGGCTATCCCACTCGTTAATCGTGCGCGTTTCTTTGCGACGATTCTCCATTTCCTCCCGGGTGAATCGCTCAGGCCAGGCGCAATCTGCATAAAAATCGATAACAGTATCCGGCGCCGATGCAAACTCAACGCCGCCGGCCGTAATTTTATAATCGACATCCTCGACCAAGAGCCGCGCCGCTTTATGGATGCCCGCGAAAACGTACTCTGGCCTGAAAGATAATTCGTAGCGCAGCTGGGTGGCGTCTTTCGCCTCAACACGTTTTTCTTTCTCAAATAGCCGGATGGTCAGGCAGTCAGCACCCATAGACTCCACCTCGTCATAAAGGCTGTCATGCGTATGGGGCGTACCTATATAGAGTTTGCGGCCCCCCGGGATAAGGATGTGAGTCTGCTCGCCAAGGCGATAGCGCAGTTTTTCGCGCGCCTCAGGCGTCTGGATATTACGGGGTACCTCTACATCATCGTTCTGGCATTCGTTGGCACGGGCGGAGGTAACGTTAGACAGGATCCCTTTGGCATACATACTGCCGTTACGTAAATCCAGCGCGCCATTGACCCACCACTGTTCAACCGTCCCCTGACCGTCCGGCAGCATGCCTTTGGTAAGCGGATGGTTACGCAGAACGTTCTGTGTATCGCGGCTGGTTTTATACGCGGTGCCGTCAGATTCAGACTGATGCAGAATACGGTACTGACGGTCGCAGTAATACCGCCAGGCATTATAGACCGCAAGGATCGTTGATTTACCGAAACCACGGAAACAGCGAAGCACCGCGAGGTTTCCGCGATGCTCCAGCCAGTGGCAGGCCTGATAGTGGCAGTCCGGAACGTCCCAGTTCATTCGCTCCGCCCACATTAAAAAGAAGGCGAGGAACGAAATCATTTTTTCCCTTTCTGCAGGCGCTCAATAATCGCGGCCGCCTCTCGCTCAGCTTTTGAAACCTGCTGGCCCAGCGCAAAAGCTTCATCATCATCCTGACCAGGGTTATCAGAGGGTGTCCCCCCCCGCGTCTGCATGCCGATAAGGGAGTGGACCTTAATCAGCAGCGTCAACGACGCAGCTGCGTTTTTCTTATCCCAGTAGCGGTCGCCGCGTTCGTCTTTGGTCAGCTCGCTCGGTTTCTTGCCCGCCCCCGGCCAGTTATCCGGATCGGCTTCTTCGAGCACCACATCGGTAAGTTTATCGCTGAGCGCGGTAAGGCGTGTTTTGTAATCCTGATGCATAAAAAAGCCCCGTAGTGAATACAGGGCTATGATGGCGCGGGTTTAAGGTCGGAATCCCGACCGATTACCGCATGCCAGGGTCAACCTGATTTATAAGCGGCGCTATCCAGAAAAGATTATTACCAGGCAGCAGCGTACGCACGTTGTGCAGCACCCGATCACCGGCATCGCCATTAAGCACGCCAGCGGTAACATCAGTAATGGTATCGAGCAGGCCGAACGTTGGGCCAAGCGCGGAACCAATAAAGCCGCGGCTGGCATAACGTGACTGTGTTCCGGTACCGAGCAATGCACCCAGCCCCACCATCCCGCCGGATGCCTTTTCCGCCATATTATTATATTCCATCAAGGGGCCAAGAATACCGGATCGGTCAATACCCTCAATGACCAGTTTCTGAGGCGACCAGTCAACCTCTTTACCATTCGCGGACTGTTTAAGAGCGTACGTCAGTGCGCCGAGGCCAATCTGAAAAGCGGTACCATAATAAAACTGCCCGGTTCCCTCCTGCAGGCCGCCCAGAGTGGCGCGGTTATAGGATGCGGTAGCGAAGGATTTAAACTGGAAGATGGTTTTACCCAGAGGTGTGCTCGCCCACAGCGGAGTATCGCCGATGCCTGGAGTGATAACGGTATTGTTAACGTCTTTGAGCACCGCCGACTGGAAGACACCAGCAACGTGCTGATCGTCCCATTTTTCAAAATTACCGATGTGCCAGCCGTTGATTACCTCACCGTGTTTTTCGAACTCGCTGCGGATACGCGCGGCCATATTATCGTTAATGCCGAGCTTAGCCAGGCGGCGGCCAGCGAACGCGCCGGAAAGAATACCGTCGGACGTGATCATGCCATTTACCGATTTGTTCATATCATCGAAGTGCCCCATCAGTGTTAGCTTGCCGAATGCATCGGTGACGCGCTCCATTCCCGCTTCTACTGCCGTAGTGCGGGCAGAGCTGTCCACAAGGTCACCCATCGTACGCGCACGGGTATGCAGGATGGTTTCCAGCCCGACGGCCATTTTTAACTGTTCGGCACGGCTGGCCTTGAATGCCGGTGACCGCGTGATCAGCGCAGAGTAACCACGCATGGTATTACCAAAGCCATTAACCATCACACCGCGCGCGAGATCAGGAATAGCGGAAACCGTCATACCACCCAGTTTGGTGACGAAGTTAGCGCTGCGCAGAAATGCACCGGCACGTACGAAAAATGATGATGGATCATCCGGCATGCCATAGGTTCCCGCCAGACGATCACGCAGCGCTGTGATGTCGCGGATATCGTTATCGCGGGCTTTCGCCAGTTTCGCCTGGTCTTTGGGATTCTGGCGCATCAGCGCATCGTATTCGTCCTGAATATCCTTGAGCTGCTTTTCCAGCGATTTGTTACCGAATGCGCGCGTCAGCTCCACCTCTGCCGACGCCTCGCGGATGTGACGCTGCAGCACATAATTGGCGTCGCTCTCCAGATAATCTTTCATCAGGCGATCGGGAACGCTGAGCGTACGCGACCGGGTGCTGCCTGCCGCTTTCACCATAAAGACGTTTGCGAAATCCTGCGGGATTTTTGCGCCGACGATTTTATTGATCGTGGCGTCAGCAGTAATTTCAGCCTCTTCGCGGGACATGGTTTTCTCACCGCGCGACCACCAGTCGACCAGCATGTCGCGAAATTTATCGCGCTCGTTAACGATCTTGCCGACTTTGTAGACGCGCGGGAAATAACTCTCCTGCCCGATGGCTTTTAGCTCCTCGTCAGGTGGCAGCAGGCCAAGCTTTTGCTGCGCCACTTTCACCCGGTTAACAACGGTGCGCATTGCCTGCGCCGCTTCCTGCACCACCGGGTTAGCATGCACATCGCCGCTGCGCATAGCGTTACCAACTTCCTCGCGGAACTGGGAGAAACTAAGATCACCACCAGCAGCTTTATACTGGCTGTACGCCTGTTTATTCGTCACCACAACGGCGGCCTCTTCACGACGCCACCCACGAACACGGGTTTCTGCCGCGATGGGTGTCTCAATGCCGCGGGAATTGCCCTGCAGTGTGTAGTTATTTTCTGCCAGTTCCAGCGCCGTTCGGCGGGAGGTTTTCGACGGTGACTCCATCAGGCGGGTAAACGGTGTCAGATAGCTGCCTGCCTTACGTGCCAGCTTACCAACCGGTCCGCCAGCTGCGGGGGTGAGATCCTCGAGCGTTGCCTCACTGATTCGCGCCGCGCCGACGCTGCCACCTTCGGGAAGGGAAGCTGCTGCAGTGTCCGTCGCTGACGTAATGCTCATGTTATCGAGCGCGTCAGCCACTTCACGCGTGGCCGCAGTGCGGACAGATGGCGAAAGCGCAGCACCGGCGGCCGCAAATACACCACTCATCAGCGCACCGGCGGCGACGTGGGAAGCGCTTTCCCCCCACGTACGGGTAATCTGCTGGTTATTCAGCGCAACCTCGCTTGCTGCGGTTGCAGCTGCACCGATTGCAGCCTGTGACGCAATGCGGGCCACTGTACCGCCCTGAGCACCAGGAATGAACATCGAAGCGACGGTGACAGGGTCAACAACCCCGGCAGCAATACTGGCAAGAACGCCCTCCCCGCCAGCCTCGGAAAGTACCCGACGGTCTTCGTTTTCGTCGTCGATCTGCTGTTTCAGCCAGGCAGTTTCTTCCGGCGAGCGGGAGTCAGCAAAAGCGGATCCCCATTGTTCATAACCATGCAGCTCGTTTTTATCAGCATAAGGGTTATACCCGTCTACGGGTTCGAACTGCTTCGCGGGGCGGAACATCTGACCCAGCAGATTATTCTGGCGAAATGCTGCACCCCACACAGACGGCTCATCCTGCTGAGGTGCTGGGTTGGTACCTTCAGGCAGGGGGACATCAAACCCGGAGGGTGCCGCCAGGACGTTACCCGCCGGAGTGAATCCGTTATTCAGTTCTTCAGGAGTGGCGTATACCGGCATTATTCAGTGCTCCACGAAAAGTAATTTTTAACCCTGTCCATACGCTCGTTGTGCAGGCGCTTATATTGTTCGTCGAGCGCACGGTGTTTATCTTTGAACCCGCGAATGTCCTGACCGCGCTGCAGCTCATTACGATCGTGTTCTTCACGCTCTTCCTGCATTTTTTTGTAGGGCGCCCACTCTTCCAGTGACGGTTTCCAGCGCATCGGCCTGCCGTACGAATCGTAGAACGGCTGTACCGCTTCAATACCATCCTTATCTTTTGTCCGCACCATGATGGCGTAATCGCCATTGCGGGCCGTCAGTACATCAGGAGTTATCTCCAGCTCTCCGCCAATACGCGATTCCGGCGTTTTGCTGGTAACAGGTGCAGCGCTACCGGAAGTAATACCAAGCTGCGTCGGGCTGGTGGTGATCTCGCCCTTGCGCTCACCATACATCAGGCTCTCTTTTTCTTCTTTCCACTGTGCCGCCTGCCAGCCTGACGGACCGTAGTTATAGAGTGCCTCTGGCGCGTATTTCATAAGTTTGGCGTTGCCGTTAACCTCGCTGATACTCCATATGCGGGCGATCTGCTGGTTGGTCATTTTTTTGGCCGCATCCGCATTACCACCGGTGGTGCGGTAATTGATGTCGTACAGCGACTGGTAATCGTTGCGGAAACGTGCGGCCTCCGGCGTCTGATCGTCGGCAGATGGATTTCCCCAGCTAAAGAAGCCCGACATGCTGCTCACAGCGGAATCCATCGCTTTGCTGCGGTCTTTTTTATACTCCTTGGTGCTCTGGGTTGAGGCCAGTTGCGCTTTGAGCGCATCGGTCTGGTTGTAGGTCAGATTCTGCGCCTGCTCGATAGCGGTTTCGGACGCCATACCAGAATCGGTAAGCTGTTTAACGGTGAGATAAAATCCCTGCATATCCTTTGGCATGTCGCCAACAGACGCGGGATCCGTGTCATAGAGACGATTAAATAACTCAGCCCCCTGACGGACCGCCTCAGGACTGCGTGCGCGTGATATCGCCGATAACTGGGTGGTTACCTGCGAAGGAATGATCCCGGTCTGGGCCACCTGCTGCACAATCCCGTCATGGGTAGTGGCGTCGTTAATCCGGAAGTTTTGCGCCGTTGGCGTGGCGTCGGCGGCTTTTTGCATGGATTTATTGGTAGGGTCGAGTTTCTCGCCCATAGACAGCGCTTCGTTAAAACGACGGGTATCACGCTGCGCCTGTATCGCTTCATTGCTTTTCTGAACCAGCGCGCCGAGCTTGCCATACGCATCGAGCTTGAGCGCATAATCAGGGTCATTTGCCTGAGGCTTTAACTTTGCGATTTCTGCCTGCTGCTGTTCCGGGGATACGTACTGTATCGCCTGGAAGGTTTTGGCGTTGTTGATCGCGATATCGAGCTGCTTAACTGCCTTTGCCCCTTGTTCACCGTACGCAAACATAATTGATGCCTTATCGGGCATCGCGTCAGGCACTTCCCCGTTGTACAGCTGCGCCATCGTATTATTCAGGATGGGGTCGATTTGCTCGCGCAGGGTTGTACGCTGCTCACGGATTTTCGACTCAGCGATGTTATCGATTTTGTTAACCGACACAGGATCGAGACCGGTTTTATTTTTACGGTACCGGGCCAGCCACCCGCGGGTTTCCGCAGGTAGCTGCCGAATAAAATCAGCCTCAGAAATTTCGCCCTTGCGCGGGTCTCCGGTTTTCGCGATCAGCTTGTCAACGTTTCCCATACCCCAGTTATATGCAGCACCCGCCAGCGTTTCAGAGCCATATTTACCGTACAGCTGATTTGCGTAATCGCTCGCCAGCAGGGCATTTTGTTCTTCATCTGCCGGGTTGTATTCAACTCCGCGCTTCGCCGCCAGCTCTTTGCCCGTGTCCGGCATAAGCTGGTATTTACCCTGCGCACCGGCTGGAGAGGTTATAACGCTGCCGTCAGCATTAAAATGCTTACCGCCGGATTCAACAATCCCGATGGCGCGCATATCCAGCGCACCGGTATCTTTCACGGGAAAATCGCCATTTAACCAGCCCTGAGGATTGGTTACCGCATAGTTCTGGGCTCGCTGCTCCATAGCGCGTAAGTTGGCCTCAGAAACAGCCTGGTCAATTTGTTCCTGCGACCAGCCTTGTGCCTGGCCATACAATGAAATGGAGTGCTGACGTGCACCGCGAATCAACGCAGCAGCCTGCGGATCGTCAAATGCCCCCGCTTCCTGCTCAACGGAAGATTTCACCGTCGCATCGAGCTGCTGGCGCTGGGCCTGCTCGGTTTGAGTACGCTCAAAGCTGTTGTAGGTGCTGGCTCGACGGATCTGGCCCGCTTTCCATTGCGCATCGAAATACTGTAACTGGCTCTGCGGTACGCGTTTGCGGGCTTCTTCGTAGTCGGAGGAGTCCAGCTTGTCCATGTCCAGACCAACGCCAGAGGACTTAAACCCCTGCCGGGTTACCAGCGCGCCGGTCTCCGGGTTCTCCCAGCGGTCGCTGGATTTCGCATCGAGATCGGTAAGTATCGCCTGGGTAGCGGCCACGTCAGCTTTATCCTGCGTACGCTGCAAATCGTCTACAGTCTGGCCCAGAGCAGCCCCCAGCCCGGCTACAGCATTACCTATCTGACCAACATTACTGACCCCGACCCGGGTTGGATTAGCCTGCGGCGTAACGTTGCCAAAATTACCCGTTGGAATTCTCACGGTTATTTACTCCCTGCTTTTTTCCAGCCGTTGTACGCTGTGCCACCCGCGCTCAGCAGTGAGCTGCCCGCGCTGATGTAGCCAGATGTTGAAGCATTACGGCCGCTGATGCGGTCAGCCGACGCCTGCGCATTGAGCCGTGCGCTCTGGTTCGCACCGTTCAGAATGGTTTGATACGCATCCTGCTCAGCATCACCGGTAATACCCGACGTGATGCGCAATGCCGTACCTTCACCAGTTTCCACACCCGACGCTGCCAGTGCTGCATTTGCCTGTGCTGCCTGTGCCCTGCCCGCCTTACGGATGCGATCAGCTTCTACGCGTGCAGCTGCCGGACATGCAGCGCAGCACGCTGGAGCGTCGTATGGCGGATCCTGATTTGCCGTCTGCGGTGAAAGAGCTGCTGGCAATCCGCCTGCAGGCCAGCACCACCAGCACCAGTAAGTACAAATCACTGATGAAGGGCGTGAGCAGTGACGGTCGTCTGCGCGGCACGCTGCAGTTCTGCGGCGCATCGCGAACCGGACGCTGGGCCGGGCGGTTGTTCCAGCCCCAGAACCTGCCCCGCCCTTCTCTTGAGCAGGACCAGATAGACGAGGGCATCGAGGCGCTGAAAGCCGGATGCGCTGATCTGCTGTTCGATAACATCATGGAGCTGACCAGCTCGGCGCTGCGCGGCTGCATCATGGCTCCGGAAGGCAAAAAGCTGGTGGTTAGCGACCTGTCTAACATCGAAGGGCGAAAACTTGCCTGGCTTGCCGGTGAGCAGTGGAAGCTTGATGCGTTCAGGGAGTACGACGAGGGGATTGGACCAGATCTTTATAAATTGGCCTATGCCCGCGCCTTCAATATCTCGCCGGACGATGTTGATAAATACCAGCGTCAGATCGGCAAGGTGATGGAGCTGGGCCTCGGCTTCGGCGGGGGTGTTGCGGCATTTCTTACCTTCGCCCTGGTCTACGGTCTCGACCTCGACGAGCTGGCGAACGCCGCGCTGCCGAATATCCCCCGTGATGTCATCCGCGAGGCGAAAAGCTGGTACGACGAATCGGTTAAACGTAAGTCGACCTACGGCCTGTCAGAGCGTGTATTCATCGCCTGCGATTCGCTTAAGCGCCTGTGGCGAAGAGCCCACCCGGCAACCTGCGATTTCTGGTACGAGCTCGAGCGTACCGTCCGCACCGCCATTGCCACACCGAAAAAGACGCTGTACTGCGGCTATCTGAAAGTCCGCCGTGATGGCGCATGGCTGCGAATACAGCTGCCATCCGGACGCGCGCTGTGCTACCCGTCACCATCCATCGAGAAGGGGAACATCACCTATCAGGGCGTTAACTCCTACTCGCGCAAATGGCAACGGCTCAAAACCTACGGCGGAAAGCTGGTGGAAAACGTCACTCAGGCGGCCGCCCGCGACGTTCTGGCCGGAAACATGCCGCTGATCGAGGACGCCAGATACAGCATTGTGCTGACGGTACATGATGAGGTAATTACCGAAGCGCCGGACACAGACGAATTCAACGACAAAGCGCTCTCCGCGCTGCTCTCCACTAACCCCAAATGGGCGCCCGATATACCGCTGAACGCTGGCGGCTTTGAGGCGTACCACTACCGTAAGGATTAATCGCTATGGCACAAGGCAACGTAGAAAATTTCGCAATCATTGTGTTAGTCAACGGCCGCACATCACAGGTCGAACTAACCACATCGCAAAAACGTTTGTTCGCAAAGTTAACACTCGGTGCGCTCAACGATAGTGGCCCTCTGAAACTTATGCCAATCGACGACATGGTCCAGTTACAACCCGACACCGAAGCATTTTCAGACGGTGATCCGCTATGAAATACATCTACATGGTCATGGACAGCCGCGCGCAGTTCGATATAGACAGCGCCGCCATTCTGGAATGCTGCGGCGATAAACACCCCTCCTGGCGCAATCTGCGCAGAGACTGGGGTGATCAGGGCGCAGTTCTGGTCCGCTTCCGTCTGGTTAACAGCGATATGGCTACCGACCCTGAGGTTGTCGGCGTCATCCACTGAGGTAATCCCTATGTCATTTAAATATCGGGACAGTCCGCTTTATTACCGGACTGCGAGGGAGGCTTTGCGCCTTGAGCAATCTGGGGAGTACGACCGGGCAGCGAAGGTCTGGGCCAAAGCAAACCGCGAATCACGTAACGAACTTAATCAGGACTGGAGCGAACGCCGGTCTGATTTTTGCCTGATGCAGAACATGCGCGAAAAGCGTAAGGCGGTGGACGATGCGCGATAAAAATCTCACTGATGATGTGATTGACGAGATCATAACAGCGCCAAAAACATCATTAGAACAATTGCTGGCTCTGGAGTTAAAGCACGAGAGAAAGCAGACAGGACTCCCCTTAACCGTCGTTCTACCAACTACACGGCTTTGGGCTGGGGTTATTGATTGTTATGCCAAAGATGAAGTGATCGCAGCAATTGAGGCTGCTGGTGGAGCGGTGGTTGATGGCCTACGAACGTGAAAGCCTTATCGAAAAACACCTCGTCGCCGAAGTGAAAAAGGCTGGCGGGGTCGCCTTTAAGTTCGTGTCACCCGGTCGCCGCTCGGTACCGGATCGAATTGTCCTGCTGCCCCGCGGCCGTCTCGTCTTTGTTGAATGCAAAGCGCCAGGCAAACCACCACGCGCCGACCAGCTGCGCGAGCACAAACGGCTCCGCGCGCTGGGCTTTACCGTGGTGGTGCTGGATAGCAAGAATCTGGAGGGGATATTGTGCGAAAAGTCCAACGACGCAGTAAATTCCGCCTGATTGGCGGCCCGTACGATGGCGCTATCGTGATGCTCTTCACCGCTGGCACACTGGAGTTTACAGCCAAAGGGCAGACCGGGCGGTATACAGGACATAGCGGCGACAGGCTACACTGGGAGGAAAAACGTGTCAGTTAACTCCCATTCTATAATTTTCACGCCTCGCCCTTATCAAGACCTCATCATCAACCACGAAATCGACATCCTGCGCTGCAACATCTGGGCGGGCATGGGTATGGGTAAAACCGTGGCAACGCTCACCACGCTGGAAGATCTCTTCATGGCAGGCGCAGAGACACAGCCCGCGCTGGTCCTCGCGCCGCTGCGCGTGGCTGCCAGCACATGGCCGGATGAAGCGGTTAAATGGGGGCATCTGCGCAATATCGAGGTGCAGCCGATTGTCGGTAACGCCAAAGCGCGCGCGGCAGCGCTGGCAAACAGCAATGCCAGCGTGTTTACCATCAACTACGACAATCTGGTCTGGCTGGTTGAAACGCTGGGCGACCGCTGGCCGTTCGGTACCGTTATTCCTGACGAGAGCACCCGGCTGAAATCCTTCCGGCTGCGCGGGGGCGGTAAGCGCGCGGCGGCGCTGGGCAAAGTGGCACATAAGCACGTCCGGCGCTGGATGAATCTCACCGGTACGCCAGCGCCGAATGGCCTGGTGGATTTGTGGGGGCAAGCGTGGTTTGTGGATCAGGGGCAGCGCCTCGGGCGCACCTACGGCGCGTTTACCTCCCGCTGGTTCAACTCAATACAGTTTCCGGGGCAAAGCTGGACGAAGCTGGAGCCGTTCGCCCATTCGCAGGATGAAATACAGCGAGCGCTGGCTGACGTAACTATCTCCCTGGACGCCGCCGACTGGTTCGACATCAAAGAGCCCATCCATAACGTGATCCGCGTGGACATGCCGCCGAAGGCCCGCCAGCAGTATCGCGAAATGGAAAAGGAAATGTTCCTCGAGTTGAACGGCGAAGGCATTGAAGCGCCGAACGCCGCGGCAAAGACGGTGAAGTGTCTGCAAATCGCCAGCGGCGCGGTGTACACCGACGACGCCGGAAGCTGGTCAGAACTGCACGACGCGAAGCTGCAGGCGCTGGACAGTATTCTCACCGAAGCAGCTGGCGCGCCTGTACTGGTGGCCTACCACTGGAAACACGATCTTGAGCGCCTGCTTAAAGCGTTTCCCCGAGGTCGCCACCTCGACCAGGATCCACAGACCCTTCGCGACTGGAACGCTGGAAAAATACCGGTCCTGTTCGCGCATCCGGCCAGCGCAGGCCACGGCCTGAATATGCAGGACGGCGGCAACATACTGGTGTTTTTCTCGCACTGGTGGGACCTGGAGCAGTACCAGCAAATTATCGAACGCATCGGGCCAACCCGGCAGATTCAGGCCGGACACAACCGCCCGGTGTTCATTCACCACATTATCGCTGCCGACACTATGGATGAAATGGTGATGGAGCGGCGCAACTCGAAACGAACAGTGCAGGACATCCTGCTCGATGCCATGAAAAAGAGAGGTATAGCATGACACCGGTTATCTCTGACACTGACCTGATTAACATTAAAGAGGTCGAGCGCTCTGTGGGCCTGAAAAAATCCAGTATTTATGAGCGCATCAGTAATAACGAGTTTCCGAAGCCTAAGAAGCTCGGGAGCCGAACCTCCCGCTGGGTACGCGGAGAGGTCGAAGATTGGAAAAAACAGTTTCTTTAAATCAAACGCAGCTGGTCAATATAATCCGCATACCACTGCATCATTTCCCGACGCCCTTCCATATACAGGGCATGGTTATAAACCCCGCGTATATTGTTCTTGTCCACGTGAGCGATCTGGAGTTCAACCCAGTCAGAGTTGAATCCTTTATCGTTCAGGATAGTGCTGAACGTATGCCGGAAGCCATGCCCTACTAGCCCTGTTTAATCGCGGCGATCAGCTCGAGGGGCACATCAGCAATATCTGTCTCGGGAAATACCCAGACCGAAATCGTCATGTCCTGGTTGTCGACGATCTGCATTTTCAGGCCAGAGCCTGAAGTCGCAGCGTCAAGAATGGGCGGCAGAGAGTCGTTGCGGCCGTCCCAGTTGTTGATAGCGATTTTCGCTTTCAGAATGATGCGGTAGGTGTCATCGCTCAGCGACGTATAGCCTGAATCCGGATCATACGGCCCTTGCCAGACGCCCTGGTCATATCCGAGCCCGTCGGTGTCCCAGCTGAAATAGACACCCGTAATAGGCTGGCTGACTATACGGCTACGTCCGATCCAGAGTCCGAGGGTATCAAGCTGGACGCCTACCGCCGTATCAATGTCAAACGCGCTAACCAGCCCCCGTGTGGCTGATGTGATGTCAATCAGCGGCCGGGTGCTCAGGTCGATGTGATCAAAGTATTTCGGTCTGGTGGCGTGGTAGTTGGTGATTAAGTCTGTGTACTTACTCATGACGTCACCGTTAGAACAATATTTTCCGGTTTACAGGACGCTGATTCGTTGTATGCGATATTGATATTCCCCGCCGCTACCGTTCCGGCAGATTTTCCAATCAGTAGCTCCTGAATGTCGTAATAGCGTGCACTACCACCACTCACCACGCCGAGGTTCGCTGGGGAGTAAATGCGGCTCAGCAGAACAGAATCACCGATCTTCAGCCCGTTGATGTAATCCGCGACGGCCTGCTGAATCTGTACGCCAATTTGCGACGTGTAACCCGTAAAGGCTTTCAGTGTGATATGCCCGTAAATCGGAACATCAGTCGAACGCGAAAAACTGATCACGTGTGGATTGCCGTAGGTGTCGGGTACCGTGACAGAGGTCGTACCGTAGGTCGCCGTTCCCTGCCCTTTATTACCCCGGATAGTTTGGGCAATGTCGGTCACGTCCCCGCCGTCCACGATGGCTGAGATAGAGTGTGGCGGCAGCCCGTTACTATCGGTCGCGCCAGTATCATTCTCGTAGAGCTTGTGACGAGTCACGCCAGCAACGTTAGCAATCGCACCGTCAACGCCCTCAAACGGCGTGATAGAGGGTAGCGCGACGCTCTGCCCCTGCCTGATGCGCAGCTCTGCGTCGGTTTCTGCCGGCGCGCCTACGGTGGCCACCGCCGGGTTGGTTACCGATGTCCAGCCTCGGGTCGGCGTGTTGATGGTAGTAATTGTCCCCGCCAACGCTGCGACAGCGCCGCTGTTTGAGCAGGTGGCAGTGGCCGTCACCGTACCGTCAACGCCAATCACTACCGAGGCAGGAAGACGCCAGATCACGTTATTAGTGTCTTTCACGGTACCGTTCGTGATGGTTGTCCCTGCGGTGCCGGTGAGCAGCAGATCCACGGTGGAATTCGTCGCCCCTTTGCGCGCGATACCGTTAATTTTCACGTTACTGGTCAGCGCTGCGCCGTAACCCGTAGCAGGTGAGAAGCAGTTGTAAACAGTAATGGCCGTATTATTGGCATCGTGGATAGCCAGCGCCACCAGCGCCACCATCTGACCGTCTTTGCTGTCTGGCTCCAGGTAAGCGTCACTGCCATAAATCTGCTGGAAATAGCTCGTCAGGGTATCGAGTATCGTCTGGTAATCAGGCGCGCTGATCCCCTCAGCGGTTACCGTTGCCGATAAGCCGAGTGTGTCCAAATTGAGGGCCATTTATGCCTCGCTGGTTACTGTGGTTGTTCCGTAGATAGTGTCGATTTCAGCGAAGAACTGGACGCGTCGCGTCGTCGTGTTCACTGTCGTATTAAAAGAGAGGATGGATTTAACGCCCCGCGTTTCGAGGATGCGCTTACGGATCGCCAGGTTGTAGGTTTCGGGTTTCTGTTTACCGAGCACTGACTGAATCCACGGAGTACCCTCTGTGGTATCGAGAAACCATTGCCCATACCACAATTCGAATCGCGTTTTTACCGCCTGCGCCACGGCCTCCGGTGAGTTAATCAGCCAGGTATCATCGCCGCTGCCAAAGGTGTAATCACCATCGGCATCTTCACGTCTGTATCGCATCAGTTAGGCGCTCCTGTATTACCGCCGCCGGTCTGTACACCGCCGTGCGTATGCGTCATCAGGCTCTTACCACCAGCTTTCACATCATTAGTCACCGTGACAGGGCCGAGCATCGTCGCGGTACCCCCACTTTCGCCCATACCCTGAGAGAGATTCCCGTTTATTGTCACGTTGCCGTTTAGCGTGATGGTGGGCGACGTGATCGTGGTTCCTCCTTCTGCATTCGCTGTCAGCGTGCCAGGAGTTTTAACCGTGACGTTATGACCTACGGCCACTTCCACAAACGCAGCTCCATCATCAGTACGCAGCTGCGCGGCGCTGGTGCTGATGCCGCTGATTTTCTGCGCCTGCGACTGTGGCCCAACGATACAGAACGCATCCGATAAATCATGCACCCGGTCGTCGACAGGTTCCTGTACCCCGCCGTTCTGCCACCAGAAATCTATGCAGCGATCGGCAAAAATCACCAGGCATTCATCGCCGGCTTTTACCGGGAAAGTTAACGTGCAGCCGCCGCCGCGCGGAAATATCACCGGAACATCCACCAGCAGCGGGTAATTTTTGGTAACGCGGTTGCCGTCGTTATCAGTTTCAACCGAACGGATCGCAGGCTGCACAACCGCCGTCACCGTGCCGGGATCGAATGACTGAACGATACCAGGCAAAGCGACGCGGAGCTGGTTCTTTGTTGTGTCCCGCTCAGATTTGAATGTTTCGGCAAGGTCGCCGCTGCGGGTCTGGTCAGATACTGCCATTTGGTAGGCTCCAGAAAGCAAAAAACCCGCCGGGTGGCGGGTTTATGAATCGTAGGTTTTCAATTTTTCGAGTTCAGCAGGAGGAAGTTCTATGAAGGTTTCCTCTGCTAATTTTATCAGCCGGGGAAGCATCGAATCAGCTTGCTGATGAGCGTTTGGGCTGATGATTGCCAATATCTGATAGTGTTCATCGATATAAAGATGCTGAGCATATACCAAAAAATTATCACATGTCCGTTCACTCAGAGATGCTTCTGGAGGCCAGGGTTTATCGCCAGGTAGCTTTAAGTGAATTTTCCTGATGTTGGCAGCCATCGCATCATAGTTACGTTCAAAACCGCCTAACGAACCAAAACACCAGAACTGGGAACCCTTTGAAATATAATCGGCAAGCATTTGAGCATACTTATGTGCTGCAGCTAAATGACGCAATTCTCCCGTGATACTGACTTTTGCCATGTCACATCCATTTAGGGGCGTCGGCTCCCAGCATCTTATGCGATGTTGAGATCAGTTCAATCGCCTCTTCACGGGTAACATTATCTGACAAGAGTTCAGCCTGGAAAGGCTGCGATTGCCTAATTTCAGCGGCCAACTGAGTTGCAGTGTTCTCGACGGCGGTCAACGCACGAACATATTTGCGTTTTAATGGGCGCAACATTTGCAGATGGCCTTGCCACATAGGGGACCTTTCCGCTTCAGAGAACATATCCACTAAATGACCTTTAGCATTTCGGCATGCCTTGGCAAGACCTTCGAGATGGGATAAAAACCCTTCCGGAAGCTCATCAACAATGATTCTCCCATTTCGAAAAGCTTCGAGATGAGACATGCCTTCCTTCGCGGTATTTTCGATTTCTTGAGCGCGTGCAGCAATCGCGGTACAACGACGAAATGCCTCTTCAGCATCTAATCGTTGTGGCAGTTCACAAGCATTAGAGATCAGGGGTTTGAAAGCACCGTTAACAGCTTCCTGAACCTGATTCATTTGTTGTGTAATTGTTGCCAGCGCAAATGCGTAGCTAATCGCCATACCCAATCCCTCTGTCGTTTTAAACGACTATACACCACTTATTCAAAGTTAGCTGAGCGCTAAAAGTTCGCAAAGTTTAGTGATCATGCAACCACCTAGCAAGCGATAAAAAATCATTATTTAGTGAATGTGAACAAACTCAACACTATGCAGAAATGTAACTTTTGGTTAACCATCAACCTTTTTACACGGGAATGAACCGATGATTTTCGGCGCATCCATGCTGTTCTGCAGCAGCTGGACGTTCAGGAAACGCGTTTCGGTACCAGGGCGGCGAATGTATTCAAAACCGTAGTTGTTGCCATCTTTAGCAGGCATTAGACCCATTTTGATCTGCATGCCTGTACCGTCTTTGCCCAACATTTTAACCTTTTGGGATGTTACGGTTTCGCCATTGATTTTAAACAATGAGTCAGGGATCGCGTCCATACGAAAGTTACCACATTGCATCGTTATAGTGTTTGCACTTGCGCCAACAGACGCTAACGCCAGCAATGAAAAAATCCATCGTTTCATTTCTATAACCCCCTCTGCAATGCAGTGCTCGATGGCATATCCTGCGCGCCACGCGCTTCGCACATCATATCCATGTACCACGCCTGGCCCCTTGTGTCGCCAGTGTACATAATCCCGCGCACAATATAAACGCCATCCGTTGCGATGCTGGCAGGCTGCGCGGTGGTACCGCTTAGCGTGATATTTCCGTCCGTGTTCTGGTCGGTGATCTGCCCGCCGGCCATCGCGATATCGTTGTTCGACAGCGCGGTGCGGAATACCGAAGCCTGATCCAGCTGAATGAGCCCGTTAACCCGGATGTTCGGGTTAATCAGCGCGCGGACGTTAATGCCGTTGCCGATGGTCTGCTGCGGCATGCCGATAAGCCCGGTGGCGCTGTTGAGCACAATAGCTTCGTGAACATATTCGTTATTCGCTACCATCTGGCGCTGACCGTCCACGAATTGCCATGTTGCGCCACATTGTCCGGCCACGTTATCCATAAGATGCCGTGTCATGCCGAACAGCACCCGGCCCCGTGGGAAGACGGTAGCAGGCATTTCAGGCGTCAGGCCTTCGGTCGCGCCTTTGGCCTCGAAGTCTTTCATCAGCGCGCGGTTCACGTCTGCGACCGTGTAACCGGCTGCCAGCGTCTGCGAGGTTATGCTGGTGGCAAACGCCAGATCCGTATCGGCTGCCTGAATCAGGACATAGGAATCAATAGGGCTGTCTTTACCGGTGACCGAGTAGCGAATTTCGCCGCTGAAAATAAGCCCGTAGTTCCGGCCATCACTCTGGCCCACGTCCGCCGCGTCGACTTCCCGCACGGTCCCGACGTCGCTGGCCGATACCTCCGGTGCGATACCGTCGTAACCGGCAATCAGCCGCACTTTCGAAAACTCCTGCCCGGTGATGCGGTTCACCGTATCTGCCGAGAGGTTGTAGATTTTGAATGTTCCCACCCGTGACGCGCTGCTGATGTTGAACCAGTCGATCGTAAAGGTCACTTTAAAATCGCTGAGCTCGATACCCTGCCCGTTCTCGTCCACGAGCTGCAGCTCGAAATGTCTCATCCAGTTCTGTGACATGCTTACTCCGTTGATACCAGTAAATGACTGCGGCCGCCCAGGTCGGTTTTCGTCGGATAATCCTGTGTGCTGTCGTCACAGACCACAACCAGCTTAAAGCCGAGCCCCATATAGCCGTACTGCGCCAGCAGGTCAGCCCCCGTTACGAGAGGAATACCGGAGATTACCGGCTCCCCTCTGTCGTTCTGCAGGTCCATAATCCAGTACAGATCGCGCCATATGATGCTAATCCGCCAGGTGATCCCCGCCAGGATGATGCTGAATTGCTGGTTATCCGCTGTCAGCGGGATTTCCTGAATTGCCATTAGCCGAGCCCCAGTAATGACGCCGCGTTACCCGTGATGCTTTTCAGCAGCGAGGTATTTGGCGGTTTTGTGGTTTTGTTGCCGGTATTCAGTACCGCCGACGTGCTGGCCCCGTCCTTCATGTTGGTTTTATCCGCGACGGTGATCTGCTGCGTCTGTGAGATAAGAACCTCCCTCAGGGTGAGGACGGCAGACAGGACGTTTTCGGTTGTCTTATCTGTCGTCACTTCCAGCGCGCGGATTAGCATGTTGCTGTACAGCCGTTTGCCGGTTACCACATCGAAAGGGATACGGCTCGCCTGCAGGTCGAGTATCTCCTGATACGTCTGCTGTGGGCTCAGCCCGAGCAGGCTGGTAGCCGTCAGGTTACTGGCAAAATCCAGCAACGATCCGCCACCAGCGAAACCGACCTCCATCACCACTTCAGACGGTTTTTTGTAGGCATGGTCAGCGATAGCGGCCCCGACTTCGACAGGGTGCTCGGTTATCTCCAGCGTGTCGGTATGCTTCTCAGAAACAACCACGCTGGGGACAATCATCCCTATTTTTCGGCTCTGCTGCTGAAAGAGCGTAGAGAGAATATCCATTATCCCACCTTCGTTTGATTACCGCGCATAACCTGGGCGTTTGCCGACTGCTGCCGGCGCTCGACCTCGGTACCAACAGAACGCGGATCACCACCGCCGTAGATGTGATAGGTGTTCTGTTGCTGTACCTGAGCCCCGGGCGCGGGCATGTTGCTTAACACCTTCGGAATGTAGTTGCGGGTTTCCTGAGGCATAAGGGCCATCCCGTGCTTCTGCACGTTCCCGATCCCCCAGTTATAAGAGGCCAGCGCCTTGCTCAGGTCACCGCCGTTCGCCTGCAGCAGCTGTGAAAGATACTTTGCGGCTGCCTGCGCGGCCTTCTCCGGGTCGAAAACATCATTCCCGCGCAGCCCCATGTCTCGCGCCGTGCCATCCATAAACTGAAACAGACCTTTCGCACCCGCGCCGGACATGGCGAACTGGTTACCACCTGACTCGGTGATCGCTACGCTTTTCAGCAGACCAGCCGGTAGCTGGTAGAGCGATTCCAGCTTATTGAACATTGGCCCCATCCAGTCGAGCAATACCTTGCCCTGGGCTGTGGCTTGTGGGCGCTTCACTGACTGGCCGTATTGCTCCGGTTCAGAGCCTGGAATATCTGACTGAATATTAGCGCCATACACGGTATTGGGATTGCGGCCGAAATCGGTATCAAACCCCATCCAGCGTAGCGCATCTCCGATATTTCCTTTGGTGTAGTCCCATGATGATTTAGCACTGTCTTTAATATTATGCCTATCGTCCACTAGATATCCGGCATAAATAGCCCAGAGCTTCAACCATGGCGGCATAGGTATTCCGGCTAGCTTAGCAAATGCAGAGGTTATTTTGCTTAACCATGCGCCCGCTATAAATGTTGCTAATATTTCTAAAGTATTTTGCCAACCGCCGACAGAATCCTTCAGCCTAAGCAGCTTATCGCGCAGCCAGAGAATTGCCTTTTTCGCCTTTTCTATTGCTGGCTCCCACTTGCTCCAGTCAATCAGGCTTTTGCCACCCTCCTTCCAGGTCTTGTAATCGTCGTACAGCAATCCGATCGCCAGAATCAGTGTGGTGATAATTCCAATCGGGGATTTCAGAAATGCAGCATTAAGCAAGCGCCAGGCGACCAGTAGAGCACCGAATATTTTCAGCAGATTTTTACTGCCATCATCAAGACGCTTCCACCAGTCAATGACAGAGCCAGCGCCCTGTATCAGCCGCCACGCCATTCGTGTGAATGCGTTCGCAAGCCAGATCACACCCTTAATGACTTTGGTCAGCGTTTCTTCAATCTTCGGGAAGTTGTCGAGGATGCGCCGCCGCAGGCTGTCCAGCGAACCAGCAAGACCACCAGCGAGGTTTGAGCCGATCTTGTCCCGCAAAATACCGAACAGTGACGTAAGCCCGCGCATGGACGTCATGAACTTGTTGGACTGAACGGCCGCCTTATCAGCGTTGAACCCCGTCTTTTGCAGCATAGACTGGTAATCGGCGGTAAAGCCATTCATGCCGCGCCGCATCGCCATCAGCGTGTTTTCATCGATGCCGAGCATCTGCGCGTATTGCTTCGCGCGGTAATACGGCATGTTGTTAAGCTTTTGCCCAACGCCAGTAAAGATGGCAGCAGTATCACGCATCTTTCCGCTGGCATCGCGGGTCTGGACACCAAGACGGTTCAGGAACCCTTCAGCCCCCGGATTGCTACGCATGAAGCCAGCCAACCCTTCGAGGGAGGACATGGCCGACTCAGCGCTGGCACCGGTTTGCGACGCGGCATAGCCCAGCGCTTTGATGCCCTGGACGCTGGCCCCCGTCCGTTGGGATGCCCAATAAATTTTATCCAGACCATTCGCGATCTGGGTGGTAAATCCGACAATGCTCAGCGCTGCGCCTTCCACCACCGCGCCGACCTTCAGAACGTTCGCGGTAACGCCTTTAAGCACGGCTTCAAACTTATTAGCGCCAGCCTGATCGATATCGAATCCCAGCGAAACAAGGAAGTCTTTAATCGTATCTGCGTTACCGCTCATTGGCCGCTCTCCATTTATCTACCCGGGCGTCGTTATCCTCGCGCATGTCGAGGTAGTCATTGAGAAGCGCGATGCGGCAGAGGTCTACCGCACCGCTGTTAAGGTCTTTCTGGTCAATATGGAAGGCAAGCGCCGGACGAAGAATAAAATCTTCCCCGCCCGGCAGGCTGTTGAAGGTTATTCCGCTGGCGGGGTGGGCATCTCGCTGGTAGGGAGTCCTTGCAAAAAATTTCCCAGCGAGTCGGCGACCACCCGCGCCACCAGTTGCAGCATGGTCAGCAGGTCGATATCGTCAAACGCCATTTCGCCATGCTGGCAGACCGGCACCCAGCCTTTCATGTGCTCGCGTGAAACAACGGAAAGGCAGGGGAACAGGATAGCGTCCACGTCGCCATCGCTCAGATCGGACACAGCATTGGCAATCTTTGGCAGGATGGTAGCCATCGCGCCTTCGGTGTCTTTGCTGCTGATCTTCTCCTGAACGCTCCGGAAGTCAGAAACCATCCCGGCCAGCACCGGCAACAGCTTTCGGGACACCTTCAGCTGTTCGAAAACGCTGAGCTTTGCGGTGCGATATTTCACGCCTTTAATTTCGAATTCCATGCGTTAAAACTCCCCGAGCAGCTGGTCAATCTTGCCGCAGTCGAACACCCAGGCAACAGTCCCGCCCTCTTTGGCGTTATTGAAATCAGGCTGTTTCTGGAATGCGCACGAACGCGCAGTAGAAATATCACCCGATGCCGTGTTGCGAATAACGATCACGTTATTGCCCCAGGTGGCAGAGGACTGGCTTTGCGCGTTATACGCCAGAGACAGCTTTTTGTTAACCGGGGATGTTTTCAGTAGCGTCACCGTAATGGTGCCTGACTTATCGGCGTGCAGGCTGTGCATCACTTCGCCATCCGCACCGATGGTCATGGTGTTCTTGTTGCCGCCCATGGTCTGGGTGATACCTTCCTCAGAGTTCGCAGAACCCTGACCAAGATCGATAACGCCGGTCGGTCCGGTGAGCGACGCGGTTACATCGAGAAAAGAATAAGTTGCCATTTATCGCTCCTTAGCGAACCACGTTGATCTGCACATCGGCATAATGAACTGCGCCAGCCAGCTTACAGGCCACCTGAATTAACGGTGCCTTGCGCGCTTCGCGGTCTGCCTGTGCCTGTTCTGACAGAGGTTGCGCATACACGTAATAGCCTTTGGTCAGCGTGTCGCTGGAATTCAGCTGTCCGATAGGGCCACCATTCCACACCCCAGCCGCTACCAGACCGTTCGTGACGGACTGATCCATGGATTGTTCAACGTTGGAGAGCAGACGGGTCACACCGGCATCGGTCTGCGGAATTTTGGTGGTGCTGGTGTAAAGCAGGTTATAGAGGTTGGTCTGAACGTAGTTCTGCAACCAGTCGAGCCCGTGGCGCTCGTCGAAGAAGTCACCGTTCGCCATGACACCCTGCTGTAGGATCGCCGTGTCGTTGGCGTAGTACACGAACACGTTCGCATTTTTCGCATCCACAGCCGCAGCCTGGCCTACCGTCAGCGTTTCGTAGGTTACGCTTGGTTCCTGTTTGAATTTCAGGGTAATGGTGGTATTGCTGCCGTTGAAATTGACAGTAAACGCGCGACCGAACGCTGAAACCGCCGCATAAGGGCTGCTGGTGGAATACTGAATAAATGTACGGGCATACTTGCCAGCCTTTAATTTCGACGCAACATCGGTCGTCGAAGTCGTGCTGATAATCTCGGCGTCGGCAGATGTTACCCCGAAAATGCGGCTCAGGCTGGACGCTTCGATGAGTTTAGCAACCTCAATCACGTCATCAGCATCAAGCACATCGCCGCCATCAGCAACATCATCAGCGACAACCAGCCCATACCAGTTGGTATATTGCAGGCAGGCATTAACAGCTTGCACAATGGTTTCCACGCTTCCACCTTCGGAAGAGGTCAGCGTCTTAGCCCAGCGGCCAACATAAACCTGCGTCGGCTTCGGCGACTGGCTGAAGAAAACCTGCGCCGCTTCATATTCCGGGCTGTCGACTCCGAAGTCCTCGCCAACGTCCTCAACGGACGCATAGAGTCGAACGCGCTCCTGCACCGGAATGACAGTGGAAGAACCGAGGATCAGCAGCGCGCCGAAGTTACGACCAGTACCCCCATCAAACGGCAACAGTTCGCAATGCGCCTGGACGAAGCCAGCACCGTAAGCGGTATACGGGTCGACGAACGTCACACGATAATCACGGTTCTGATACGTCACGATATCGGCATCACGGCCAGTCTGCCCCTGCGTCAGCCGCTCAGTTGTCACGATGAGAATCGCGCCACTGATAACTTGCCCGGACTGCATACGGCGGTTTTCCAGGGAGCGGTCAACAGTAACAACCCCGGAAAACTGCGTTTTAACTTCGCTGTCGCTACCGATTCCGTCCTCGTCCACCGTTTGCGCACGACGCGTTACCCACAGGTTGAAGTCGCAAAAGTCGGGGTCAAAAAGCACGTCTGTTACATCAAGAGTCGGCATCTTTATCCCTCACAACATGGGTAATGGCTCTGCGATATTGCCCGGTGTCGATTAGCGGTTTCACCAGATCGGTTCCGGGGGACTCGCCAGCAGCGCGTCGGGCAAGCTCCGCTTTCGCCCCTTTACGCCCTCGACGCGCGCGGGCTTCAACGGTGCTATCAGCAAGCGGTGTAAAGCCGGTAATAGTCATGTAACGCCTGACGCCATTAGCGGCCAGCGTTCCGGCGCGGTTGAGCGCTCTTTCCGCACCGGCCGCATTTCCATCAAGCGCAGCCTGCGCCGCTGCTTTGAGCTGCGGCACCGTCTGGTCCTCTACCCGAAAAAATCCACATAAGAAAAAAAGCCCATATCTGATCTGCAAAACAGACTGTATTGCGGCAGTCAAGAACCCGATCCACAATCAACCCGTGAATGCGGTTGATGTGCAGGAGGATAAAGCATGTCAATCAAACAACGTGCCGGTACGTGGCACTGCGACTTCGTTACGCCTGGTGGAAGTCGAATTAGACGGTCTCTTGGGACAACGGACAAAAGGCAAGCGCAGGAGCTCTATGATCAGCTGAAAGCTGAAGCATGGCGAGTTGATAAGATGGGGGAGTTTAAGCCGCGAACGTTCGATGAAGCATGCGTTCGCTGGCTTAACGAAAAGCAGCACAAGAAAAGCCTGGACGATGACAAAAGCCGGATCGGATTCTGGAGGATGCACTTCAAAGGAATGGACCTGTCAGCAATCACGGAAGACAGGATCTTGTTGGCGGTGAGTTCGATGGTTAATCGCAAACATCGAATGAACTGGGAGGCTAAACGGGACAGCCTGCTGCGAAGAGGTAAGCCGGTTCCTGAATTTAAGGATAAACCAGCGTCGCTGGCGACGAAAGCAACGCACCTTGCTTTCATCCGGGCGCTGTTACGATGCGCGGCCAACGAATGGCGATGGATAGCCAAAGCGCCGAACATCAAATGCCCGGTGCCGAAAAATAAGCGTATTCGCTGGCTAACCAAAGAGGAAGCGGCGAACCTGATCCGGGAACTTCCCGAGCATATGAAGCCAGTTGTTATTTTTGCACTGGCGACGGGGCTGCGCAGGTCGAACATCACCGATCTGGAGTGGTCACAAATTGATATGCAGAGGAAGGTCGCGTGGATTCACCCCGAGGACGCGAAAGCAGGAAGGGCGATTGGGGTCGCCCTGAACGAATCGGCTCGTAAAGTTCTACTGTCGCAAATGGGGAAACACAAAAGATGGGTCTTTGTTCACACTGAATCATCCGTTCGCCCGGATGGAACGAGAACAAAGGCGGTGCGCAAAATGCGGTCTGATGCTAACACGGCATGGCGAGCAGCGTTAAGGCGGGCAGGAATAGAAAATTTCCGCTTCCATGACCTGCGGCACACCTGGGCGAGCTGGCTTGTACAGTCCGGCGTGCCACTCAGTGCGCTACAGGAAATGGGCGGGTGGGAAAGTATCGAGATGGTGCAGCGTTATGCACATCTGGCACCGAATCACCTGACGCAGCATGCCATGCAAATCGACTCATTCCTGGCGGGGAATGGCACAAATATGGCACAAGGCGCTTTTGCTGAGCTGGTGAATATCGCGTGAACCCGCGTGGTTAGTGGTGCCGATAATAGGAGTCGAACCTACGACCTTCGCATTACGAATGCGCTGCTCTACCAACTGAGCTATATCGGCCCTGAGAGGCCGGTTACGAGTGTAACCACGGGGCAAAAGGTTAGATCTAACCGGGTGATGCGTCAATGCCCTTTTGAATCAAACGGCTATTTTTGCATCACCCGTGATTATTTACGCACGAATTGTATCGTCACCGAAGCCGATCCATTTGTACGTGGTCAGAGCTTCGAGGCCCATAGGGCCGCGCGCGTGCAGTTTCTGCGTGCTGACCGCCACTTCTGCGCCAAGTCCAAACTGGCCACCGTCGGTGAAGCGCGTTGAGGCGTTGACATACACCGCAGAGGAGTCCACTTCGTTCACGAAGCGATCGGCATTGCGCAGCGTACGCGTCAGGATCGCGTCAGAATGCTGGGTACCATGCTCACGGATGTGGGCAATCGCGTCATCGAGATCGCTAACAATCTTCACGTTCAGATCCAGCGACAGGAACTCGTCATCGTACTGCTCCGCTTTGACTGGCACTACCTTAGCCGGGCCATCCTGGAGCAGTGTGAGCGCATTGGCATCCGCGTGCAGCGTTACGCCGCTCTCCGCCATCTGTTTGCTCAGCGCCGGGAGGAAGGTATTTGCAATACCCTGATGCACCAGCAGCGTTTCCACGGTGTTACAGGTACTTGGACGCTGAGTTTTGGCGTTAACGATAATCTTCATCGCCGGGGCAATCTCTGCGCTGTCATCGACAACGATATGGCATACGCCGATACCGCCTGTAATGACCGGAATAGTGGACTGTTCACGGCACAGCTTGTGCAGACCTGCGCCACCGCGTGGGATCAGCATGTCGATGTATTTATCCATGCGCAGCATTTCGTTGACCAGCGCACGGTCTGGGCTCTCGATCGCCTGCACGGCTCCCGCCGGTAAGCCACACTCTTCCAGCGCCTGCTGAATGACGTTTACCGTCGCGGCGTTGGTGCGCCAGGTCTCTTTTCCGCCGCGCAGAATGGCAGCGTTACCGGTTTTCAGGCACAGAGAGGCAACGTCAACCGTCACGTTTGGACGGGCTTCATAAATCACACCAATGACGCCGAGCGGCACGCGGCGACGCTCCAGACGCAAACCGCTGTCAAGCAGCCCACCGTCAATCACCTGCCCTACCGGGTCAGCCAGATTACAAACCTGACGGACATCATCAGCGATGCCTTTCAGGCGCGTTGGCGTCAGCGCCAGGCGGTCGAGCATCGCTTCGCTCAGGCCGTTTTCACGCGCCTCAGCTAAATCTTGTTCGTTGGCTCGCAGGATCTCAGCGGATTGCGATTCCAGATAATCAGCGATTTTTTCCAGCACGCGGTTTTTCTCACGGCTGGAAAGGAGCGCCAGTTTATAAGAGGCGGCCTTCGCGGCTGCGCCCATTTGTTCCAGCATGTTCTGGCTCCTTAACGAATAATCATGTCATCGCGGTGAACGGCAACCGGGCCATATTCATAGCCCAGAATGGCGTCGATCTGCTGCGAATGGTGGCCCGCAATGCGGCGCAGCGCGTCGCTGTTATAGCGGCTTACGCCATGGGCTATATCGCGACCTTCAAGGTTACGGATGCGGATCACTTCACCACGGGAGAAGTTGCCTGTCACGCTTTTAATTCCTTTAGGAAGCAATGAACTCCCTCGTTCCAGAATCGCCGCCGTCGCGCCTTCATCAACGGTGAGCTCACCGGCAGGAGGCGCGCCAAATATCCAGCGCTTGCGGTTTTCCAGCGGGGATTCCTGCGCGTGGAAGCGGGTGCCGACAGAGATGCCTTCCATCACGTCACCAATCACGCCCGGGCGGCTGCCCGCCGCAATAATGGTGTCGATACCGGCACGGCACGCCACGTCAGCAGCCTGCAGCTTGGTTCCCATGCCACCGGTTCCCAGCCCTGAAACGCTGTCACCGGCGATGGCACGCAGCGCATCGTCGATGCCATGAACGTCGGTGATCAGTTCGGCTTCCGGGTTGGAGCGCGGATCGGCGGTAAACAGCCCTTGCTGATCGGTCAGAAGCAGGAGTTTATCAGCTCCGGCCAGAATGGCGGCCAGCGCAGAGAGATTATCGTTATCCCCCACTTTGATTTCAGCGGTGGCAACGGCATCGTTTTCGTTGATGACGGGAACAATGTTGTTGTCCAGCAGCGCGCGCAGGGTATCGCGCGCGTTCAGGAAGCGCTCTCTGTCTTCCATATCCGCGCGCGTCAGCAGCATCTGCCCGACGTGAATACCATAGATGGAGAACAGCTGTTCCCAGAGTTGAATGAGTCGGCTTTGTCCCACGGCGGCCAGCAGCTGTTTAGAGGCGATCGTCGCGGGAAGTTCGGGGTAACCCAGATGTTCACGCCCGGCGGCAATCGCCCCGGAAGTCACAATCACAATACGATGCCCTGCGGCATGCAGTTGAGCGCACTGACGTACAAGCTCAACAATGTGGGCGCGATTTAGGCGGCGCGATCCGCCTGTTAACACACTGGTACCGAGTTTTACCACCAGCGTCTGGCTGTCACTCATGATTCTCTGCCGTTCAACGATAAGGGAAAGTAATGTCGAACGAACGTTTTAACAGGAGTCAGCCCGGTTGCCAACTGCCTTAGTACATCACAAAGCACTTTGTTGCGCGGGATCAGGAAGCGTAGCGGCAAAATTTGACGGATTTATTACCGAAATAATAAATCACAGTTTTTTAAAATTATTCTTAGTTTGTCATAAAAGTTTCATTCCAGAACGATAAAACCCTTCCTGTTTTTTCACGGGACTTAAGCATGAGCTTATCGTCCAGCGAATTTTTTTAGCGCGTTTATAAGACAGGATCGAAAATGAAAAAGAGCACTCTGGCATTAGTGGTTATGGGCGTGGTGGCTTCTGCATCCGTTCACGCAGCTGAAGTTTATAATAAAAACGGTAATAAACTGGACGTGTACGGCAAAGTTAAAGCGATGCACTATATCAGCGATGATGACACCAAAGATGGTGACCAGACGTACGTTCGCTTCGGTTTTAAAGGTGAAACCCAGATTAACGATCAGCTGACGGGCTATGGCCGTTGGGAAGCTGAATTTGCCGGTAACAAAGCCGAAAGCGACTCTTCTCAGAAAACACGCCTGGCGTTTGCGGGTCTGAAACTGAAAGACTTTGGTTCCCTGGATTATGGTCGTAACCTGGGTGCCCTGTACGACGTCGAAGCGTGGACCGATATGTTCCCTGAGTTCGGCGGCGACTCTTCCGCACAGACCGACAACTTTATGACCAAGCGTGCCAGCGGTCTTGCAACCTACCGTAACACCGATTTCTTCGGTGCGATTGATGGCCTGGACATGACGCTGCAGTACCAGGGCAAAAACGAAAACCGTGACGCCAAAAAACAGAACGGTGACGGTTTCGGTACCTCTCTGACCTATGACTTCGGCGGTAGCGATTTCGCCGTCAGCGGTGCGTACACCAACTCTGACCGCACCAACGCACAGAACCTGCTGGCGCGTGGTCAGGGCCAGAAAGCAGAAGCCTGGGCTACCGGTCTGAAATACGACGCGAACGATATTTATCTGGCAGCCATGTATTCCGAAACCCGCAATATGACGCCAATTTCCGGCGGCTTTGCTAATAAAGCGCAGAACTTTGAAGTTGTTGCACAATATCAGTTCGATTTCGGCCTGCGCCCGTCTCTGGGTTATGTCCAGTCTAAAGGCAAGGATATCGAAGGGATTGGTGACGAAGACCTGGTGAAATATATCGATGTCGGCGCGACCTATTACTTCAACAAAAATATGTCCGCATTTGTTGATTATAAAATCAACCAGATTGACGACGATAATAAACTGGGCGTAAGCAGCGATGATATTGTTGCGCTGGGTATGACGTACCAGTTCTAAGATTATCCGAATAAGAAAATCCCGGCAGATGTGCCGGGATTTTTTTGCCCGAAATGAATGCGGTCTGATGCCCTCACCCCGGCCCTCTCCCACAGGGAGAGGGAGAAAAGCATTACGCGGTCAGCTTCACCGCTTCGCTGGAAAAGTTATCCGCGGGTTCGAACTTCAGCTCCAGAGAGGCCAGCAGTGCGCTCGCTTTGTCGTGGAACTCTTTGAGGGTATATTCCAGGCGATCAATCACTTCCTGATCGTTGATGGTGGTGGCCTGCCAGTTGCCGTCTTTATTAAACAGGCCAAACTGGTAGCTATAGGTAAAACGTTTCTCCTCAGCTTCCATTTCCATCCACCAGCCCCAGAATTCACGTTTTTCGGGTGCAGGCTTCACGTTGACGCAAACAGCCAGGCAGTCGAAAAAAAAGCGATTCTCTTCACACTGCTCTTCTCGAATATATGGGCCGAGAGCCATAAATTTCTTAATCAGCCTACTTTTCGGGTGTCCACTCGGTAACGTCATTGCGATCTCCTTTTGTGAAGCCACTGTTTTACCAAACCAGCAAAATTTAGCAATCTATTAACACAATCTCTGAGCGATCCAGCGCGTAATCTCTTTCAGTGCTTTGTCGAAATTCTGATATACCGGGCTGAACGGCACCTCAAGCAATTTACCATCCGCAGATGACGAAGTGATTAAGCGTGACTCTTCCTCCGGGCTGAACGGATCGTTTTTCCAGAAGCCGGACAACATCGGCGTCGGGCAACGGCGTCCCAGCAAACCTTGCGTTTTTAACGAGTAACGATTGAGCTCAACGCGCAGCGCTTCATCTGATGCATCATGCATGCCAAGGCGGCTGGCCAGCACGTCAAGGTACATTTCCGGCACGCTGCCCTGACGGGCAGGATCGCTAAGCAGGGCGTGGACTACCGGGCCCAGGCACGCGACGGCCTTCAGGCGCGATGATTCAAGGTAAGCCAGACGCACTGCGACGTTCGCCCCAAATCGGAAGCCGAATGCCGCCACGCGGGTGTGGTCAACCCAAGGAATGTTTTCCAGCGCTTTTAGCGCATGCTGGTGCAGCAGACTGGAATCCTGAGTCAGCTTCCATTTGGATGAGAAACCAATTGAGGGCATATCAAGCGTCAACATCGCGATCCCTTTTGGTGCGAAGTAACGCTCATACAGGCTGTAATAGTCGATTTGCAGCGAATCCAGCCCGCCGCACATCAGGACGGTCGGGAACGGGCCGTCTCCTTCAGGCATATGAAGGAACCCGGTGACGGGCGCACCGCCGGGAATGGTGAACTCCAGTTCGCGCATCTGGCCCGGAAGGCGCTGAGCCGCTTCTTCATAGGCTCGGTTCGCCAGCGCCTGAGCCTGCTCAGCCAGCTCATCACCTTTTAAATGCGGGTAGGCGGCAATGGCGTAGAGATTGGCCGCATGGAGCCAGTGCTTGCCGCTCCGCGTAGCATCTTCCTCCTGGCTGGCTTTTTGCTGCCAGAGCATCGCCTGTTTAGACCATTCATAGATCCAGTTGCCGCCGCGATAGCCGACCACCGTGTCGTAGAGTTCGCTGTCTGTGCGCTCCGACTCGCTCATGACGATACGCGCCTGCACATCCAGGATTTCACGCGGATCAATACCGCGCCAGATCCACATCAGGCGGTTAATCATGCGATACCAGTGGGGGACGTTTTTGCCGTCTAAGGCAGACTGGACGGCAGGCTGGATACCCGGATTGAACCGACGGACCAGCGTCGACGTTTCAGGGTGTTTGAAACGGGGTTTGAAGAGTGTCTCGGTGAGATTCGCCTGCGTCATTGCGTTGCCTCCATGGATACGTCATATAACGTCCATTGTAACGCGTGGCAGGATAAAAAGAACAACGCCCGACATAGCCGGGCGTGTAAAGTTACGTGCGGAAATTAACGGCCTGAAATAGGCGGTACAAAGACCACGCCCATATCCCATGGCTGTTCAATCCAGGTATCCTGAGGGATATCAATCACGTAATCGTCAACCAGTGGGCGACCCGCCGGTTTCGCGAAGATAGTGACGAAATGCGCTTTTGGATACATTTCGCGGATAGCCACCGCGGTACCACCGGTGTCCACCAGATCGTCGATGACGATAAAGCCTTCACCGTCGCCTTCAGCGCGTTTCAGCACTTTCAGCTCACGCTGGTTGTCGTGGTCATAGCTGGAGATGCAAACGGTATCGACATGACGAATACCCAGCTCACGTGCCAGCAGCGCCCCCGGTACCAGACCGCCACG